TGTCCAATCAGGGCCGTCGGGATTGATACCAATGGTTCCGAAAAAGTTGTTCTTATTAGCGTTAAATGCAGCGCACCAGGACAGGAAATACATCCTTGAAACGATGGTAAAATCGACTGGTGCTGCACAGAATGAACGAGTTGCGCCTTCTTGTATCTTTTGCTTCTTTCTTCGTTCATCCTTTAGATGGTTATCCCAAACGCTAAATGGGAGTTCTCCGCTTTCGATCTTCTTGATTCTATCCATCACTGCTTTCATTAGGACCGGGTTCTTAATTCTATAATTGCCTGGTTCTCCTTCAAACAGGAATGCTTTACCACGTTGTCCTTTCGGACGCATATTAACATATGGATAACCTGGTGAGGTTGACATATCTAATGCGTCATAATAAGGTAACCCTGGAACGCCGTTAATGGCTTCATGCAGTGTTAATACTCGAGGCTTCATATCCGTCTGAAACGCATTGAAACGTTGACCAATATCATCTGCCGCTATCTCTAGATCCATTCTAGGAAGGGGTAGTTGAACTTGACCATATTTCTCAATTTGTTTCTTGAGTAGGTTACAGCCTATAAGATTTTCGTTAAGACGAACATCTTTTGAGTGAAGTACTGCGGGTTCGGTGACTGGTGCATGGGGAAAGAATCCTTGCAGCGGAGTTGGACGGATGCGCGTGTTAGTAGCTTGTCGTGAGCGCATATTGAAAGACCCTTCTGATGTAAAATTTCCGTCCATTTGGGGGTCTGCTTTCTTGTCGACTAAAATTCGTTGATACTGCTCTGAATCTCGCCATGTGTCGACAACTTGCGGTTGAAAATAGGATAACAGATCGACTATATCTTCAAAAACAACCGCTGATGCGAGTGCGTCAGGTTTAGTTTTACCCCAACTGGCAGTGTGGATACCAATGATTTTACCTGCTCCTGGAATGTTAAAGCCGAACAGGGGAGAGCCACAATAGCCATTAGCAGTATTTGCTTTCATTACCCATCCTTTACGCACATAAGTCCTCTCGTTATTCTGAGTTCGCTCATCGTAAAGGTCAAAGTGGTGTATTTCGTTAAGATAGTCCAAAGATTTAACACGACCCGTAAATTGATCCATGTTGAAGTTCGAATTTAAACCGCAATAAGTTGCCTCAATGCTATCAAAATATTGAATATCTTCCATGGTTATAAACTTGTCGGAAATATCTTTACATGCCGGGAATGATGCAGAACATTCGTACATACAGATATCTGTATCTCTTAAACGCTTCAGACGTCGGAAATCGAACTCTTCTACAAATTCTGTTTGATTTTGGGAGAATAACGAGAAGAGATCTCCGTCCTTAATACCTCTCATAAAGTGATAATTAATTAGAATTAATTTTCCTTTAATCCCTAAGGCATTAACATGTCTTTGACGTTCAGGTGAAGCATGATGTACTGCTACGAATAAATTTCTGCGAATTTTAAAATTGATGAGAGCATTTAGATTTTGGTCGTAATCTTGTGGTTGTACACGAGGAAGCTCTCCTTTCTGTGGTCTTACAATAGTCCTCGTGGTGCGCGGTGCGGCTGATCTTCTGCCTTGAACATGATACGCACTTCCTTGTGGTTCTAATGGTCTTCCAGTTGTATCAAGATGTCCACATCCACTTCCAGCAGGTTCATATAAGTGTTGAGATTTAGTAACACTACAAATCACTTCTGGAGTTTCTGCAAAATCTTCTTCTAGCTCCTTTGGTTTTGGTGAAGCAAAAATACAATTGTACAAACCATATGCTGACATAACTACTCCACAAATTGCTAAAGCGCTAAAAACTTTAGTGAGGATAGGATGTTCATCATAAAACTTACCGATCTTATCAAGGAAGGCTTTCTTTTGACGAGTCCACCAGGATTCTGGGATTGCGACTTGTTGGTCTTCACAGTCATAAACATGGAAGATATTGCTTCGCAGCCATCTCGCTGAACCTCTATTAAATGTTTGAACATTAATTTCATCCAAATAATATCGGAGCGTTGTGACTTCTGCTAAGCCATCATCCGTGTCGGGTATAGTCCCATTGGCTGTGGCGTCGTAAAACCAGCATACTATACGTCTTATTTCTAATTCAGCCTGTTCGTCGCTGTATCCAAATTTGATCTTTATAAAATTCTTCCATTGAACGTATTTCATGCCCCAATACACGGCAGAGACTGTTAAGTCATCAATTGCTGTTATATCTACGAACGTGAATGGGTTATCAACATGAGCTGGTGCGTCATCAAAATCATCGAGTGTCATTTCTGAAAGGCCGCCAGTAGAGCCTGGGTGGAATGGAGCACGTGCTGCATTCAATGACATCATTTGTACTTTGCTGGCTTTAACGGTTGGTGAAAGTTTAACTGCTGCGTGTGCTGTTCCGGTAGTAAGTCCCTGCATCATTCTAGATTGAAGTGAAAATGCATGCCCATATTTGATTGAAGTTGCAAAATGTTCACAATTTGCATGAGCCAAATTATACTTATACTGGAACCCGATCTTGCGATAAGCACGTTCGGCTACTGTCTTCATGAGGAAGGACTGGAGGTGATGTTGTTGTACATAGCGATCATGATTATTTACACGCCATGGGTCTCCATTACAAGCTTCCTCTAGAAGATCAATTGCTACGACAGCTCGTCCTGTTTTGGAATTTTGAAGGTGAATGATGTACTTTGCATCTACGTCAGGTGTTAAATATCCGCCCACAGAGATACCGTAGTGCAAATAATCTCCTCTGTCGATTTCGATAATTTGTCCTGCTAGAGGTAGAATAGAGCAGTCTGTTTGCCAGAGTGATTTATTTTGGGCTTTGAGTAATTGAACACGTCGTTTGAGTCGTCGCCAGTCATGAATATTATTCAGGACGCCCCATGTAGCTACACCAGCTGTTACGCCAGCAACCACTGCGCCATAACCACCTTGTGGTTCAACTTGACGATCCCAACGAGGAAAGATGTATTGTCCGGTGATATCATATTTTGCATTAGGGCCAAAAGTAGCTTGAGCTGCATGCATTCGCATTAAATTGGTAGTTCCTGTGCCCGCACCATAATTTGTTTCATCCAATAACTCTGCTGTTCGTGACATTGGTACATGCAAATAAGGAAACGCTTCATTAAGTTTGAAAACTTCATCGTGTTCTTTACACACTGCATGCAGAAATAATGCTGCTCGCAACTCACTAGGCCACATCCAAGTTGTTTTATGTGATAATAATTCATATTCACATTGACAATGGCCTGCACACGTAGATGTTTCATAAGCATTAGCTGTTTCTAAAAGCTGCTTATAATGTGCTGCTCGTGCTAAAAATTTTAAGGACAATGGTGTATACACACGAGTTACTTTTGGCGTATAGATTGGGTCGGGAATAAAAACGACTTCTTGTAAACTAGAGGAGGAAGAAATTAAGCGGATTTCATCTTTTGTCAAATTAGCTATATAACATTTCAAATGCTGTGGAATGGGTACTAAAGGATCAGTTTGTGCACATGAGATTGGTGCCGGGAAGGCAGGAATATCATGCTCCCAGTCGCGATTCCACCTACGGAATTCCTTTACATTAATACTAACTCTTTCTGGATTCCGTAATTTAGACATCATAAAGCCAAAATCTGACGAGAGTGGTTCCCAATAATAGGTACGGAGATAAGTCATAATAAAATTTTTAAGAACTGCAGGAAGGGCGGTGAATGCTGATCGATTAAGG